TTCCTATACTATCATAATTATTTCCAGAAGAATGAGCTCCAGATTTATCTACCATTCTACCGTATTCAATAGAACCATCTAATCTAATAACATAGTGATAGCCAATATCATCCCAACCATTTCCTTTAACGTGCCAGTCTCTTATATCTTCAGCAGAAAAATCTTTATGCCGAGGTGTAGCTGAACAATGAACAATTATTTTATTAATTTCTCTCATTATATTGATTTTTTAATCCACCTAAATGTTTTTTTATACCACCTATTGTCTTTTTTGTTTTGTTTAGATAAACAAACACCACAAACTGAATCCGTTACTGTCATTCTTACTGTATCAATTATTGTTTGTAAAACAATTTTGTAATTATAAACAACACTATCGTCTCCTATTTTTAATGTATTACGTTCATACATATTACTTAAGTTCCAAATGCTATCAGAATAAGTTTTATGAATTTGTTTTATATCTCTTTTTTTTCTCCACAAGTCTTGTTCTAATAAAACTTTTTCTTCTCGAGTATTTATTATGTTTTTTACGGCATTATCTGCTGATAAAAAAAGACTGTCTACATCTGTAGAATGAACAATTATTTTTTCTAATTGTTTTTCAGATGATAAACAAGATGTTAATGTAAGTAGTAATATAAAACATTTAATTTTCATTTAAGTTTTCTAAAGTTTCAATAAATTTATCATTAAGTTTTTTATAATCACTTCTTAAAACAATAACCTCTTCTTGCAAATTTTCAATTTGATTTGTAAGAGTAGTTTTATTATCTATATACAAATATCCTATTGCAATAATGCAAAAAAACAACCCTCCTGCTAAAGGGTTAGCGGCAAAATCTTTAAAATTTATTGGTGATTTCATCAATTCTATTGATGTTACTTCTTCTTAAACTTCCAATTATATAGTTTGAATAATGAAATAGAAATAGCTAGTGTAAGAGAAATGAAAGTTAAATATTCATTGCAGTCTGTTATTGACAAACCTATGGCTCCTGCGTTAGGTATAATAACCTCTAATGTGTCTTTTATGTCGCTATCCATTTTCAATTTAAAATATTGCTAATGGTCTAACTGCTGCATCGGTCCCAGTATTCCATATTTTAATACATTGAACTGGTAAGTACTCTCCTACTGGAAAGTTTTTAAATATTCTAACTTGATTACCTGCAGTAGTAACTTTAATATCTACATATCTTGGGTCTGCTGTTCCTACACCAGGTGTAATGTCTTGAACTATTGCTGCCGAACTACCTACATATATTAAAGCTCCCTCATTTGCATTTACAACTTTTAAGTCTACATCATTTTGTGCATATATTTCATATGTATCATTAGTAGACATAATAGTTCCGCCAACACTTAATTGAGCGTCATTAGTTACTTCTGTAACAAAATTCATTGTAAAATCAGTTGTATTTAATACAACATATCCCACTTTAACACCTAGTCTATTAATAAATCCGTTTTGTCTTAATATATAATCATCACCAACAGTATTAGCAATGATACTATCTAAAGTTAATTGAGATGAACTATCAATGCTAACTACGTGACCAGTTGCATTAGTAGTAGTTTCTTGTACTTGATTACCTACTTGAATAGCAAATAAATTTTGAGCAAGTGAAGTTGCTGATTGAGCAGCAGATATATTACTATTTTTTGTAAAATCTAATCCTCTTGGGGGAGTTCCAGTAATTGGAATAGAATCAACTAAAAGATTACCTCCTCCTGCTGCTGTTGTTATGCTTGTAAATATATTAGCACAAGCTGTTATGTCTTTTATAACTGTATTTGTAGAAGTTGTACCAGCAAAAACTAATTGACTTGGATTAGGAATATTATAATCATCAGACTTAACTACATCTATGACATTGGCTGTATTTACTTGAATTTTTGAATACATATTATTTATTTATTATATGGAAACATTCTGTTAAGTGTATCTCTTCTTTCAGTACACCCACATCCTTTTCCTGTTACTTTACTTACTTTATCTACAACAGATTTTATTCCTGTTGCTTTAGTTATCTTTGCAATAGAATCTCCAAGTCCTCTTGAGGGTATGTTTCTTCTATCTAGCTTCATTACTTCTTATCTGCACATTTACATAATTTGTATGGACAGTTAGATACACTAAACATTAATTTAGAAAGCAACCAATTCCAACTACATTGAACTTTACTCCACCACTTCTGTAGTAGCATTCCAATTTTAACTAATAATTTACCCATCTATTTTTTTACTAATGCACTTATGTGTTTACTTGCTCCAGTATATTTCATTCCGTGGTCTCCACTATAAGCGTGTCCAGTCATTTTTTTAGCCATTCCTTTAGACTCATCTCTTCTAGATTTCATAGATTGAGATTTCTTTCCGTTCTTTGCACCTAATGATTCATTTAAACGTGAATTATATCCTTGTTTTTTCATAACTATTATTATTTTTTATTAATTTTTCTCATATTTTTAGCAAAATTATATTTCTTAGACCCTTTAGGGCAAGATGAACTTCCAAATTTTTTACCAGTGCAGTCACCTAATGTGCCTTTACGTTTTGCGTTAGCAAAAGCTTTCTGTATAAATTTTCTATCTTTAGCCATAATTCACTATTTATTATCTCACAAAGATAGTAATATTTTCTTTGTCTATTTTTAACACTTCCAACGTCTTCGAGCTTGTCTAATTCTAGAGTTAGGGTCATTTCTAGTTTCTGCACTACTGTTTTTTAATTGACCTAAACTTCTAGCACAATAAGACTTTCTTCTTTTGGCTGATTTACTTCCAGCCTTTACCTTACCAGTAACAGCAGTTTTTAATTTACTACCAGGATTAGCTTTTCTATATGCAGCTACACCTTTCTTAGTCATACCAGCCCCCTTTTTAGTAGGACGATAGTTAGCATTTTTACCTTTAGTTGTTTTTCTTATTGCCAATTTATTTTTTCTTAGAATGTGTATATCCTTTTTTCTTTAAAGATAAATGTTGCTTCATAGTTTTAGCAACTTTTTTTATTCCAGTCTTACTGTACATATTGTGTACTTTAAATTTCTTCATAATTATCTTACTCCTTTTACGTTTTTAACAAATTGTTTTCCTTTCGCTCCTTCTCTTTTCTTTTTCTTAGCAGTTGATGCTAACTTACTTTTAGATAAACGTCTAGCTTTTGCTAATGGTAGGCATCTATCTGGATTTTTTTTATTTTTACTTGTTCCACAAGCACCTTTAATTTTACCATCAGTTCCAATACGTACCCATTTCTGGTCTCGCCATTTTTTTAACTCACCCATTACTTCTTCTTGACTTTCTTTTGTTTTTTCATTTTAAGAGCTTTAAAGTCAGCTCCTGTAATTTTATCAAAAGGCATAGCCATTCGTGCAATCTTTCTTTGTCCTTTACTTAGTTTACTCATTTCTTTTTTCCTTTAGCGTAATTAGGGTCTTTACAATATTTACTAGCAGCCATATTTGCATATGCAGAAGGGTACTTGTCAAAAGTTCTTTTTGCCCAAGCTATTCCTGCTGAACAAATTTTATTGCCTTTTTTAACTCTTCCTTTAGCCATTAGTATCCTTTAGTTTTTTTAACCTTTACTCCTTTTTTCTTAGCAGCTTTTTTAGCTGCAGCTTTTCCTTTCTTAGTATAAGCGTATGTTTTTTTTCCAACTTTAGGCATTTCTTTTGTTTTTAGTTATTGGTTTCTTTTTATATTTACTTGCAAACGAAGCTAATCCTTGTAACTTACCTAAACCGTGAATATTAGTTGGTTTAGTTTTAGTTTTTTGTTTAGTACTTTTCTTTCTTTTAGCTAATTGAGCTTTGTAATTTTCTAAATAGTTTAATGAATTATTTTCTGTCGCCATTTTTTATTATTTTTACAAAGATACAAATTTAATAAAATGAAATTTAACTATTTAAAATACTGGCGAGTCATTAGATATTACACTAAGGCTAAATATGGTATAGGTACTGGGGAGCTAGATATGTTATTGTTTTTATATTCAGAAGAATACTTTAGTAAAGGAAAGTTTAACGAGTTTGATGAGCTATTGAGTTGGAATGTAAATAGGTTTGATAAACTACTAAGAGATGGATGGATAGAAATATTTCGTAAACGTGCTGGTAAAACAAAAGGACTATATCAATTGTCTTACAAATCTAAAAGAATGCTTGATTCTATTTATAAAAAATTAAACGGAGAAGAAATTCCTTCATCTGAACACAATCCTATCTTTCACAGAAATGTAAAGTATACTGATAAGGTATATAGAAACTTTATTAAAGAAATGAATAAGACTATAAAACTACAACAACGTCTCTCTCAGAAATAATAGTACAAGGTTTATTATCAATCAACAAAGTATAGCCAGTTCTGGAATCAAAATATATAACATCTCCTTTTGAAATATTATGTACTTCTGTGCCTGGTGCTAAGACTGTAGCTTTTTTATATCTAAAATCGTCAGCATCTTTATCAGAAAGAATTAAGCCAGATTCAGTTACAATCTCTTCTTCTATAATATCTATTGCTATATATTTATTTATTGGCTTCATTGGTCTCGTATGTTCTAGCCATTGTTATAATAGCGTTAGTACTAAGTATAGTTGTTGCTACTGAAACAGCATTTTGTAATGCGTGTTTAGTTACTTTCATAGGGTCAATAACTCCCATCTCTAATAAATCCCCATAGATTTCGTTCTTAACATCATAACCGTGTATAGGATTTTCAATGTCTTTGTATATTTCCTTGTAATCAAGTCCAGCATTTAATAAAATTTGCTGTATTGGTGCCTTTAATGCTTTTCCTAAAATTGCGTAAGCAATTTTTTTAGGTAAATTCGTTTCTTTTTCTTGTAAATCGTCATAATGTTTAGCTACATTGTACAATGCAGTGCCTCCACCAGGAAGAATACCTTCTAAAAGTGCTGACCTTACCGCACAAACAGCATCATCTACCCTGTCATATAGCTCTTTTTGCTCTATATCGGTCTGTCCACCCACATATATAACACCAATTCCTCCAGTTAATGAAGCTATTCTAGATAAAATAAAGTCTTTATCTCCTTTATTTACTGCAAGTTTATGTTGTTCCCATAATTGTGACACTCTTTCTTCTATAACATTACCATTCTCAGCATCATCTTTTATTATTACTGTAGAATCTCTGCTCACTATCACCTTAGATGCGTGTCCTAAGTCATTAAAATTAATAAGACTTAAGTCATCACCAGTTTTTTCAGAGAAATATGTAGCACCAACTGATATTGCAATGTCTTGCATTAACTCGTGTTGCTTGTATCCAAATTGTGGAGGGTTAATATTGCATATCTTTAAGCCATTCTTCACAACATTAGCCGCTAAAGTGTTTATCACGTTCTCACTGCAAGGACATATAAGTAATAATTTTTTTCTTTCTTGTATAATTGGTTTTAATATATTCTCAATATTTAATATATTATCAACCGAAGCATCCGAAACTAATATGTATGTATCATCTAAGACACACTCATCTTTCTTTTGGTCATTGATAAATAAGTTTGAGTTATATCCTCTCTCTACTTTTATACCATTAGTAATCTCATTATATGTAGAGCTTGTCTGTGAACGCTCAACAGTTACTATACCTGTCTTACCAACCTTATCATATGTCTTTGCAATTGTAGTACCAATAGTCTTGTCTCCATTAGCAGATATTATAGCAACATCTTTTAATCTTCTTTTAGTAATTGGTTTTGATAAAGATTTTAATTGAGTTAAGATTGGCTGTACTTCTTTATTAATGTGTTTTAATATCTCAGTACGATTATGATTCTCTGTCATCATATCACTACCAGCTTTTACAATGGCTTCAGTTAATACAATAGCAGTAGTTGTTCCATCTCCAGCAGAGGTAGCAGTTTTATCAGCAGCTTCTTTCATCATACGCACCGCTAAATTTTCAACTGGATGTAATAAATCTACAGCTTTAGCTACAGTTACCCCATCCTTAGTTACAGTTATGCCTTGTGTGTGATTAGGAGATTCAATTAATACAGTATGTCCTCTTGGACCTAAAGTGCTTTTAACCGCATTAGCAATTTTACTTATTCCATTTATTAATGAACTTCTGCCTGACTCTCCAAACTTCAGGTCTTTAGGAGAGTAACCTCCGCCTTGTGGATTCATATTTAATTTGATTTAATTTAAAACAAATATACAATTTAAATTTACATATGTCATTGTGTATGTTTTTCTATTATATATATATTTTTATAGTATTATTATTATTATAAATTTCACTACAGTCTGGTCTTAAAATCAACATAATCGACATAAGTATTATAAATCAATTACTTAGCTTTTTAAAATCGACATATTATCAACATAGTCTTGACATAGTTTTTTACTTATTGACATAAAAAAAAGGAGAACCGAAGTTCTCCTAATTCACAATCAAAACAAACAAACATCCTTTACATATTTCTATATAAGTTGTCATATTTTTTTCTAGACTCAGCTCTTTCAATTCCATCAGCTATAACTTTAATCCTTCTGTCTTCGTCTATAATTCTTTTCATATTGGCAGCGTGTTCTATCCCCATCATTCCATCTGGACGATTATTAATTAATCTACCTTGATAAACATCTAGTCCTGCCATATCATTTAAGACTCTGTTAAGGTTAACTTTTTTATGTGCCATATCTTTTTTTTGTAAAGATACAAAATTTTTTAACACAATTAGAGGAAAGGGGTTCCCCCCCGCATACACGCAACTGGACATAAAATAAAACACTTTTTTTTTTAGCACGTGGGGTTAACTTTTTTGTAATTATATATACATTTTTTTAGCTTTTTTCTAGCTGCATTCTTACCTATATAATAAATATGAGCTATGAAATTCTACGTAATTAAACTACGATAGTTTACTACTATTAACTACTAGGTAGTGGATGTAATAAAACAAAACTAAGTTAGTGAGTAACTTATATACTCTTACTACTAGGTAAGAGATAACCTATTAACGCAAGTAATTACCCCAAACAAATCGTATTGAATAGCTATTGATTAACTATCTAGTAATTAATGGTCGTATACTACCAATAGACAAAGCAAACATTAACCTATATCAGTGCTATTTATTCAATGCTTTTAAGTATATTTATACTATGATTAAGAAATCAACATACATTACAGCTACATTTATTAGACTATATCTAGTAAAATACAGTATTTGTAACTTAATTATAGGACAATATTGTCCGACAAAACATCTAAAAAAACAAAAATAAGATGATAAATTTAATGATAAACGAAGAAGAAATGCTGCAAAATTGCAGTGTATCAAATTTATTCGGTAGCATTACCACGTTAACGAATGATTTAAACAATGCAAATCATAGCAAATTAACTAATAAAATGCTACTAGGAAAAAAAGCAATAGAGTTTAAAATATGGCTGAAATCTGAGGAGGCAAATACTGTTTTTGAAAATGCTGATTTATGTAAATGGTCACTAGAGGAAATGAGTCTAAAGGTATTTTCAGTTAAGCAAAGCCAATTAAATAGAATGATTAAAGCTAGTAAAAATGAAGACAAATTAGGTCAATTTTTAACTGTATGCAATGAAGAAGAAGCAGAAGGAAAAAATGTGGGAAGGTCGATAGATAATTTTAACAAATTTTGTAAAGGTTTACTAGAGACAAATGAAGAAGAAGTTAACGCAACAATACCAACAATTTTCACTTTATCATTTAAAAGAAAGACTCTAGATGAAAATGCTGAAAGAAATATTTCTTTAAGAATAGATGAATCTCTAGAAGTAATAACAAAAAATGATATTGAAGAAATTAAATTGGCTCTAGCTTTTTTGAATCAGAGATTAGAACAATACAACCCATTTGTTGAATTCAATACATCCGATGAAAACAGTCCAATTGCTACTGAAGCATTTACAAACTTATCTTAATAATTAACTAATAAAAAAACACAAAATGACAAATTCAATAAACGGTATTAATTACCACAACATCTTACCAAATATGGCTCCAAATGCTGATGGTAGAATAGTAGCTAGAAATGTATGGAGCGGATACGGTAGAGGCTGCGAAGCAATATTTTTAAATGCTACTAGAACAAAAATAGATTTATTTGGTATGAATAAAAAGCAAATAGAGACAAACACAAAAATAATAGACGGTCAAATTAAAACTAGATTTACGATAGGAATGGAAGTTGAAAAAATGACATTGCCGACTAGTGTTTTAAGAGGTAGAAATCTAAGTAAAAATCCAACATTATTTGCAGCTATCGAAGATGATTCGACCTGCGTATATGAGTCAATTACTAACATTTTACCTTTAATTCCATCTAGTAAATGGAGAAATAAAGTCTTTAATATGATGACCGAAGCAAAAGAGTTTATAAATGAAGAGTTTGCTAGTAGTGATACGTTTGAAAATGGTGCCTATAAATGCGGTGGACATATTACAATAGCTGATAGCAATTATACTAGTGCTAGTCAATACTTTGAAACATTAAGACCATATATAGCAATATTCTATGCAATGAACAGAAAAAGATTAGCTAATAAATGGTGTTGTACGAATGTAAATGTTGCGGTAGGTAGTGACCAAATTGTTCGCTCATATAGCAAATATTCACCAATTAATCTTAAAAATTATGGATGTGTTGAATTCAGATTATTCTCTAGATTTACCAGTGTGCAACAGATGAAAAATAGATATAAACTGATGCAAATACTATGTGAGTGTGCTGCTAAAAGAGAGCCTTTAAGCAAGTTTAATAAACTTATCTTACCTATCTTAAGTAAAATGTATGCAAGTGAAGATGCAGCAAAAGAAATGATAGTGCTAGCGAAATCATTTAATAAACTATTAATGCAAGATAAAGTTGATGAAAAGGTTTTACCATTTATTTTCGCTAGAAATAATAATTTAGGTTATAGTGATACTGAATTCGATTCAATCCCAAAGAAGTTTTTAACTCCTAAGGCTTTAAGAATGTGGAGAAATCAAGAGATTAAATTCAGTCAAAAATTAGGTAACTGATTAATTTTAATGGTCGTATACGACCAAATCCTAAGCAAGATTCTAAACTGCTTTTGTTCTAGGATGTGTATCCTAGCTGATGAAGTCAAAAGACAGAAACAATAATAATAACAATTAAAACAAAAATGACAATGGAAACAACAAATGCAATTCACAATTTTTACAAAAACGAATACAAAGAATTCTTAGACAATTTAAGCGATAGCGGAGAAACAAATATGCTGGGTGCTGGAATTTATTTAATCGAGGAGTTCGGTATGAAAAAAAGAGAAGCTAAAAAGATAGTAGTTTGGTATCTTACTTTGTTAGCCAAGCATAACGAAGAGATAATAAACAATGGAAAAAACGATTATCTTTTAATGGGAGAGTAATCCCTGTAATTTGAGGACAGGGAAAAGTCTTCTAAAAAATTAAAGGAGAGGCAATTTGTCTCTCTTTTTTTTATATATATATTTCCCCAAATGGGCATTTTTAGCCCATAATGGGCAGATGAGATGTGCAGGTAAATTGCACAATAAAAGGTAAAATAGGGGGATGCTGAGGTATTGGGAGGACAGAGAAAGTCTGTTAGAACTCATCTATGAAGGTCAAAATTCGAGGAATTAAAGGAAATCTGCAGTTAAACCTTTTTTTGGTCGTACACGACCAATTTAAAATAAAGCCTATATTATTAGGTTATGTCTAAAAAATGTCTTATCTTTGTACAATAATCAGAGGTCAGAAATAGCAAAGCCAAGCGGCAGAGTAGTGTTTCTCCTCACAAACAACAAACTATGTGTATAATAATTGTAAAGCAAAAAGGTAATAAGGTACCTATGCAAACCTTAAAAAATTCAGCACGAATTAATCAGCACGGACTAGGAATCATTTGGCTAGATACTTATAATGTAGAGTATCACAATTCTAATGACTACAAATTACTTGATACATCGAGACCATATATAGCACATTTTAGATTTGCTACAAAAGGTGCAATCAATCTAGAAAACACCCACCCATTCAATTGCGGTAAATTTTCAGATGAATTTCTATTTCACAATGGAACTGTTCAAGGTTACGGAGATAACAAGACTTGCGATAGTAAAGCACTAGCACAAGAACTAGGTGGTGTACCAAGAACAGAATGGAAATCAAAGCTAGGTAAATATGACTCAAGGTTTGTTTCCGTTAATACAAGAAACAGAACTTTTCAAATCTACAACAGAGACCTTTGGTTTAACCAAGATAACGTTTGGTATTCTAAAACTAATGTTATCCAAGACACTATTGTAGGTGTGTATGGGACTCTAAGAAAAGGACTAGGTAATAGCGGTTATTTAAAGAATGCTAAGTTTATATCTAAAGCATATACTCAAAACCCTTATCCTTTAGAGGTAAGCGGTCTACCTTATTTACACGATGTCGTTGGTGCAGGTAAGAAAGTAGTACTAGAAGTTTATGCGGTTAACAAAGACACTCTAGAAAACCTTGACCGACTAGAAGGACACCCTAGACACTATGCTAGAAAGCAAATAACTCTTAATTTAGAGAAGGGAGGAACTAAACTATGTTGGGTATACTTTGTACAGAATAGAAGTTTTAATCCAAATACTAAATGTATAAGCGACTATACTCTGGACAAGCCAAAAAGACCAAGAATAGATTATAACAACTATACCTACAAACCTTATAAAATGGTGCCTAGATATAATGAACAATACAATAGTTTATTTGCAAGCGTCAAATTTATGGAGGAAATAGCTGATGAGGAAGAAACGAAGTATTGTTGTACTTGTATCACTGAATTAGTGGAAGACACGGCAGAGGTAAGCAACTCTAAGTATTATTGTGAAGAATGCAATGCAAGTTTTACAGAAGATGAGGTCTTAAGATAGCCTTGTTAATGGGGAGAAGTTTTTGTCATCTTCTCCCTATCTGTATCGAGATGTGTATCTCGACTGAAGATTCGAAAACGATGAAACAGATTATAAATTTAAAACAAACAAAATGGAATTTAAAGTAACAATAATTTTAAGCCATATATCAGGACAGACTGAAGAGGATATGATGCTAAATGCACACCATTATATTCAAGATGATTTGAAAATGTATGCTAAAGACCACCACCCTTTAAACATAGAAAGCGTAGAAGACATAACAGACTATGCGGAAATGGAACGATTACATAACAATTTACCTGAACTAAATAAATAAAATGGACACACACCAAAAAACAAACATCGAAATACATTTCAGCAATGGAATGGATATTACTCCAATAGTAGTTTTTGAAGGAGTAGAACAATTAGACAAGTCAAAAACATTCAACAAAAGCACCCACGAGATAGAGGAGATATTCTCTTTCGTTGAGGAATGGGAGAATGGAGGATGCGATGTCTTTATATAAATTAATTAATAAATAAAATGGATAAAAAACTGATAGACAAAGTAGATGATGGATTTAATTACTTTAATAGTGGAATACTTGAAGAATTAACCACTGATAAAAAATATTATGTAAAAGCCTTTATGGATTATATTGAAGAATTAGAAAATAAATTAAACACTAAAAATAAATAAAATGGAAAACAAAAGAATACATCTATTACTAGATGAAGTTTATGCGGTCATAATGAAAGAGAGCATAGAGGTTAAAAAAACGTTCCTTAAAGAAAGAGGTAACAATGCAGATACACTTATAACTATGTCGTATGATGAACTAAAAACCATAACACAATATAACACAGAAGTTATGATAGCACTCAATCAAATTGATGATGTGCAACAAATGGTACATAATTTAAAAATAAAACAATAATGCAATACATAAAAATAAACCACGTAGAACTAGCTACAAATCTAGCACACAAAAAAATCCACCCTCAAAACTTAGTAGACTCTGAACTGATAATAGAAGTGGTTAATGATAAAGGACAAATATTAGAGACTAGATACACAGACGAAGGACAAAAACTTTTTGACTACCATTATGATGAATATTATCAAATGATAAATGATGCAAAAATTAAACCTGCGTTTACCATACCATTTGGGTAAAATGGTAGGAAACAACCCATCAACTTAATGCAATATTATTTGGATACGTCTAAATAATGTTGTATTTTTGTTTAATACTAAAACTAACAATATGAACTTAAAAGAATTTATTAAAGAATGTAAAGAGAATCCAGTAGAAGTATTATTGGAACTGGTAACTCTTTGTCTAATCTTTTTATTTGGATACGTTGCAATATGGATATTTTATTAATTATGGATATATATGACAAATCAGAAGATGAATTTTTAGAATGGCTACAAAGCCAAATTAACGATGAAGAGGAAGGTATAAGCGACACCGACCAACTCGACAATCTATACACTTTTATATCTAATAGAATAATACGTAGAAAAAAAACACACAAAAAATTATTGAAGTGGGCATTTTGGGATGAAAATTTATTTGACTCCAATGAGTAGCTTGGGTAGAAACGTAATTGCTGAAGTTTATAAAAAGCAATTAGAGGCAGAGAGATACAAGTTATCTACGATAGAACTTAACGACTATTTTAAATATAGCGGTAAGGAAGAACATAATAACAGACTCATAGCTATTACACCTAAATATAGAGTACGAGATAAAATGCTACCTATATCTAATGATATGAGAAAATACATACTTAAAACATACAAAAATGCAAGAAAAATATTACGCTAAATTAATTGCTCAGAACCTTGAGATGAAGGTTAGACTAAAAAAAACAGAAAATCTTTTAAAAAAAGAAAAATTAAAAAACTTTAGCTGGAGACTTTGTGAGAAAAAATTAATTAATGGGCATTGGTATTTAAAAGGCTCTGATGTTTTGATGTCCAATTAATTTATACTAACTTTACACAACTGATAAACTAAAAATTATATTATGAAAATTATATTAGAAGAAATTTTGTGGAGAAAACAAGAGAAAACTCCAAATAAAAAACGAATTCAAAAGCTTCAACAATTTTGTGACAAACAAAAAATGACTTTATTTCAGTTTAGAAAAACTGGAGAATTAATGAAAAGAGAAACTTATGACGATTATTTTAAATTAAGAGATTCAAGAATAGTGAATCACGGATTAAGATTACTACCTAACTCTACGGACATTATAAGATATGTTGGAGGTTATTGTGTGCAGTTATTACCTGATAACAACTATTGTTATTATTATGACAGAACTATGGAGGTCTCTCAAGATTTAAAAGAAATGGAAACAAAACTTTTTAACATAAAGGTTAATACATTTATATTTGATTATGGAAGAGGAGAATAATAAATCTAGCCACTGGTTTGATATTCAAAGAAATTTATCTTCCACCGAACCAACCACCGAATCAGAAGAAATTAAAGTACCTACTTACTACGTAGGCAATACTTATAGGAAAGGCAAATACCAAGCACGTTATGTAGTAGAGGACTTTGAATGCACTTGGAACATTGGAAATGTTGTCACTTATTGCTTACGTTCAAAATTCAAGCACGATGATGGAGGAATTGAATGTTTAGAAAAATCAATCAACCACCTTAAATTTGAAATTGAACGTTTAAAAAAATTGCACAATAAATAAACATTACTTATATTTGTAATGTATTCATAATAGAATAGGAGGAGAGAATCGGTTAATTTTTACCACCCAACTTAAAGGAACTAAGAATTCCATTAATGTTAAATGTTTTGGTTTAATCTCCTCCTTTTTTTAAAACAAACAAACAAACAACTATGTTATTAAAAGAAATTTTTAAAACTCCGTCACAACCAACTACAATAATGGAACTGATGGATGAAGTTAAAAGGTCAGCTAAAAAACTAAAGCAAACCCTTCACGAAATAAATGAATGGGAGAAATCAATAATAAATAAATCTAACAATGAAAAGAGAAGTATTTAAAAAACTAGTAGAAAATGTGTGCAGGGTATGTGAGATAAACAAAGAAGACTTGTTCACCAAACTTAAGATTAGAAAAAATGTAGATGCTAGACATCTTCTTTATTACACTTGCAAACAAAGGAATATGGCTTTAGTAACAATACAAGGATATATGGAAGATAATGGATATAACATTAATCACTCATCTATTATACACGGCATAAATGTAGTAAAAGAAAATATAGAAAATGATTCTGACTATTTAACTATTACTAATCAGATTCAAGAATGTTCTATACTTTAAATGATGTATTCAATCAATCCATAGCTGATGAATTTTCAGCTAATTTAAACGCTGAAGATTATGAAGCAAGAATATTGTACGGAATAAGAATTGAGAAAAATCTTAAAACTAAAAAAGTAATTATTCACAATACAACCATAGGGGGAGACTTTTACAAGGAAATTACATCCGAGCAGTATGAAGTTTTTAGCAAAAAAGGATGGCGGTTAGCTGTTTTTGTCTTATGTTTGTCTAACTATCGTAGAAAATTAGATATGGTAGAGCACAACATAAAGAGAGAAGTTAATAGCAGAAAGAATGCAAAGCACATTCAAAATCTTAAAAGTGCAAGAGAAAGAATTATGTGTTCTTTTACGAAAGTAACAAAGAAAATTAATTTAATAATCAAACAAACAAACAATGACTAAATTAAAAACAATCAGTATTAAAGGAAAGGCTTACGTTGAAGTTAAAGAAAGACTTAAGCATTTTAGAAAAACCTATCAACACGAGTACGGACTAGTAACAAACGTATTGTCTCACACATCAGATAGTATATTGTTAAAAGCAGAAATTATAGATAAGACCAGTGGCTTTATTGTCGCTGATGGGATAGCTTTTGAAGAATCTGCATCATCTTTTATAAACAAAGGGAATTATGTAGAAAATTGTCAAACATCCGCTTGGGGCAGGGCATTGGGTAACTTTGGAATAGGTGTGGATAATGCGGTAGCTAGTTATGAAGAAAGTGCAAACTGGAAGCTAAACGATAAGCCAGTATCTACTCCAGTTAAAAAATCTTTACCTAAAAAATCTACAACAGTTATAGTAGACTTAGACCAAAAGGGGACTAAAGAAGTTATTGATATACCTAAAATGTTAAGCTACATTGCTAATCAAAAAATAAAAAGCCTACCTAATGCTTTAAAAATGTTAGCCGATAACGATTACATCATTACTAACGAAGTAAAAGAAAACGTTTCTAACCTTTTTAAAACTAAGAAGTAATGAATGAATTTGAAAAAGCAGTTATAGAAAAACTCAAAGATGATAAAGAATATTATGATGGAATAGGTAAGAATTACTTATCTAACTCTGATATAGGTACTCTTTTAAATAATCCCAAACAATTTAGAACTCCACGTCCAGACAACAAGAACTTTGTTTATGGAAGATACTTTCATCAGCTTATATTAGAGCCAGAAAAATCTGTGGAATTTCCAATTTGCGATTCTGCGTCTCGTAGTACAAAAATTTATAAAGAATTTATAGCGGAACATAATATAGAGGTAGCACTGTTGCAAAAAGAAGCAGATGAAGTTATAGAACTTAAAAGTATTATAACTAAGAATATGGACTTTAATATGGAAATAACATCAGCAATTAGCTACGAGACTCCTATGATAAGAGAAATAGGAGGTGTGTTGTGGAAAGGTAAGGCAGATATTATTACCGCCAATAATGTTATTGATATAAAAACTACTAGCAACTTAGATGCTTTTGGTTACAATGCTAAATGGAAATACTACTATTGTTCACAAGCCTATATTTACCAACAACTATTTGGTAAACCTCTTGTTTTTTTAGTTATAGAAAAAACTACTGGTCAATTAGGATGGTTTGATTGTGGTAAAGAATTCTTAGAATTAGGTAAAACCTACGTAGAGGAGGCTATTGATGTCTACAATACTTATTATGGTAACAACCCAACAAACAATATTGATACGTATTATATTAAAAAAACTTTATAAATGTTATTAAAAAAACTAAAGTCTTGGCTAAATAAATTACCTAGACTAACACCTAAAAATACTATTATGTGGCTTGAAGTTCCAATTTCCGCAGATAGTAAAGATGATAAAGACAATATTATTATCGCAACCATAGACCAATTGGAACAAACAATTAAAATAAATTAATATGTCAGATTACGAACACAAAGCAGGAAATGGAAGTTTATTTAAAAACTCAAACAAAACTCCAGAAAACAACCAACCAGATTATTCTGGTCAAATTATGTTACCAGACGGAAAAATGCAACAAATAGCAGGATGGGTAAAAGATGGACAGAAAGGAAAATTCTTTTCTCTTAAGCTAAGTGACCCTTATGTAAAAGAAGAAGTAAAGCCAGAGGAAAAAGCAGATGAGGACTTACCATTTTAAGTAAGAATAAGAGGAGGTAGGGAATTATCCCACTAACTTTAACGGATGTATAAGAGCATTCATTTAATTTATTATTGTTACCTCCTCTTATTAAAATTAGAGTCGTATACGGCTCTTTTTTTTTGTTTTATTTTATGTCGATATGACAAATAAACATTTTTTGTACTTATAATAGAAAATAATAATTATATTTATGTTTTTATTTTATACTAAAACAAGTAATTATATGACATAAACGACATAACCCTTGACAATCAAACAATTATCTAAATTTAATCGACATAAATCCGACATACAAACGACATACAATGACATACACAATCACAATATTCCAGAACATAAAAGAAACAACCACTCCTTACCACGTAGATGTATCAGTTAGCTTAGATAGAATTAAAACTACTGGAGCCTCAAAAGAATTAGTACAAAGGATTAGAAAAGAAAAGAATAAGACAAAAAGAAATGAATTAAAAAAAATGTTACCAGCTATTTGTTTCTCTGGAACGTTTAATAAAAGGCTTGACACGAGCCTTACAGACCACTCTGGCTTAATATGTTTAGATTTTGATGGCTACCCAAAGGTAAAGACAATGTTGGAGGATAAGGCTAACATAGCTAACAACCCTTATGTGTTCGCAGTTTTTATTTCACCCTCTGGAAATGGGCTTAAGGTTTTAGTTAAGGTACCTAGAGACAAAGACAACCACGTTAACTATTTTCAATCACTCCAAAAACATTTTAATTCAGAATATTTTGACACAACGTCTAAGAATATCTCAAGAGTCTGTTATGAAAGCTATGACCCTTTACTATATAGCAACCCAGATAGTAAAATATGGGATGAGATACTTGAAGTAGAATATAAAGAAGTTAAAAAGCACGTAGACCCTTTAACTATCCCTATAACAGATGAGAATAAAATAGTAGAAATTTTAGTTAGATGGTGGGAGAAAAAATTCCCAATGAGCGAAGGACAGAGAAACCAGCATACTTATGTTTTAGCCTCTGCCTTTAATGATTATGGTGTTCACGAAAGTTTAGCTTCACACATCTTAAGTCAATATTCTACCAAAGATTTTAATAACAATGAAATAGCTAGAACCATAAGGTCAGCTTATTCACACACTCACAATCACGGAACAAAGTACTATGAAGATAATGACAGAATTACAGAAGTTAAAAACAAATTAAGGCAAGGTGTACCAAAAAATGAGATTCGGTGTCAATTAGAAGATGACAACATTGATACCGAAGTAATTAACTCAGTCTTAGAAAGAGCCGATGAGGACAATAAACATCAGGTATTTTGGACAAAGTCTAATAAAGGTGTTATCAAGATAGTACACATACTTTTTAAACAATATTTAGAGGACAACGGATTTTACAAGTATTGTCCAGAAGGAGGAAGGAACTATGTTTTTGTTAAGGTATCAAACAATCTTATAGACCACACATCCGAAAAAGAAATAAAAGATTTTATATTAAACTCCTTGTTGAAGTTAGAGGACTTAACTATTTACAATTACTTTGCTGACCACACAAGATTCTTTAAAGATGAATTCTTAACTCTATTAGCTACTATTGATATTTACTTTATAGGAGACACTAAGAAAGAGGCGTATTTATATTATAGAAATTGTGCAGTAAAAATTACTGAGAATGAACTTATACCAATAGACTACATAGATTTAGGAGGTTACGTCTGGAGAGAACAGGTAATTGACAGGATATTTACTATATGTAAAGTAAACGATTGCGATTACAAACAATTTGTTTTTAATATTTGTGGACAAGATATAGGCAGAGTAGCCACTATGGAAAGCACGATTGGTTATTTAATGCACGGATACAAAAACTTATCTTTTTCTCCAGCAGTAATTCTTAATGATGAGATAATATCAGACAACCCAGAAGGAGGAACTGGAAAAGGATTGTTTATGAATGCTTTAAAACAAATGAAAAAATTAGTATTTATAGATGGTAAGTCTTTTAATTTTGAAAGGTCTTTTGCTTATCAAACGGTATCTGCAGATACTCAAATACTTTGTTTTGATGATGTAAAAAAACATTTTGAATTTGAAAGATTGTTTAGTGTAATTACAGAATCTTTAACCCTCGAAAAGAAAAACAAAGATGCTATCATAATTCCTTTTGCTAAGTCTCCTAAAGTAGCCATCACAACCAACTATGCGTTAAAAGGTAGTGGTAACTCACATTCTAGAAGAAAGTGGGAGATAGAACTACATCAGCATTACAATAAGAACTATTCTCCTATAGATGAATTTGGTAAACTAATGTTTGGAGATTGGGATGATGCCGAATGGTGCATCTTTGATAACTATATGGTTTATTGTTTGCAACTACATTTAAACGAAGGACTTATAAAATCTTCATTTGTAAACTTAGCAGTAAGGCATCTGTCTGCTGAAACAAGTCACGAATTTATAGAATGGTGTGGATTACTTAAAGGACAAGAAACTAATAGAAAGTTAATTACAGAACAGAGGATATATAAAAACTATCTTTATCAAGAATTTATTGAGGACAACCCAGATTACGCTCCTAAATCTAAACTTACTATTTCTAGAACGAAGTTTAACAAATGGCTATCAGCATATGCTTTGTTTTATAGTGGTCAAATTCCAGTAGAAGGCAGAGATATGAATGGAAGATGGATAATAATTAAAGAAAAAGAAACTCCACAAAATGAATTAGAATTTTAAATGGATGATTCTGACATATTTGATATTGCTATTAGAAACTCTTACAAAGTTTTATTTGAAGAAGAAGATGAAGAGACAATAATAAATTCACGTCATTATTATTTTGCTCACGACCCTTTTCATCCTTATTCTAAAGAACTTTTAATTACAATGTTAGATTATTTTATATTAAATGAAGAGTATGAAAAATGTGACTTAATAAATAAAGAACTACCTAAATGGAATTCAGAGAATATCAGAAGGAAATTATAATTGCAGGAACTAAAATAGTTAAAGACAGAGGATTCGTTTATTTAACTATGGAAGTTAGGACTGGTAAAACCCTTACAAGTTTAGGTATAGCAGAAAAACTTAAATGTAAAAAGGTTTTGTTTATAACGAAAAAAAAAGCTATTTCGTCTATCGAAAGTGATTATAACTTATTAACTCCAGGCTATAGCTTCCAGGCAATAAACTATGAAAGTATTCATAAGTTACCTAAAGTAAAATGGGATATGATAATTTGTGATGAGGCTCACTCTATGGGGGCTTACCCTAAACCAAGTAAGAGAGCTAAACAAGTAAAAGAACTTTTAAAGTATTCTAACCCAAAAGTAATTTTATTATCTGGAACTCCAACTCCAGAATCTTATAGTCAAATGTATCATCAAGTATACGGAATACCATACAATCCTTTTTCGAGATATAAAAACTTTTATAGATTTAGTGATGATTATGTTAAGGTAACTATAAGACCAATAGGAGGAATGTCTATTAGGCAATACGGTGGAGGAAAGCCTAGTATATTAGAAAAAATGCAACCATACACGATTAGCTATACTCAAGCTGAAGCAGGATTTAAAGTTGTTACTACAGAGAAGTTTTTAGAAGTGAAGTTAAAAGACACTACGTATTCTATTATAAATACTTTAAAGAAAAATTTAGTTGTGCAAGGTAAAGAAGAAGTAATATTAGGTGATACTGCAGTAAAATTAATGAGTAAAATTCACCAATTGTATTCTGGAACCGTTAAATTTGAGTCAGGAAATTCTCAAGTTTTAGATTTAAGCAAGGCTGAATACATAAAAGAAAAGTTTAATAATAAAAAAATAGGAATCTTTTATAAATTTAAAGCAGAACTAAGTGCTATTACTCAAGTTTATAAGGAAAGTGTAACTACAGACTTAGAAGAATTTAATTCTACAGATAAATCAATTGCTCTGCAAATTGTAAGTGGAAGAGAAGGTATTTCTTTACGTAAAGCAGAATGTTTAGTTTATTATAATATAGATTTTTCTGCTACATCGTACTGGCAATCAAGGGATAGGATGACAACTAAAGATAGATTAAAAAACAATGTATACTGGATATTTGCGGCAAAAGGAATTGAACACAAAATTTATAAAGCTGTTTCTAAAAAGAAAGATTATACTTTAAATCATTTTAAAAGAGATTTCTTAAATTTGTAATATGACAGAGCAGCAGATACAAGCCAAAAGAATAAAAGAATTAGAAGCACAAGGATACTATGTTTTAAAGTTAATTAAAACTAATAAAAACGGTATTCCAGATGTTATAGCTATCCCACGAGGAAGTGAAGTTTTGTTTAGTGAAATAAAGAAACCTAATGGTAGACTATCTATCTTACAAGAGTACAGACTAAAAGAATTAAATGAATATGGGTTTAAAACAGAAGTTTACAGAGGAGGATAAGATTAAACCTTATGATGTAGATGATAAATTTTTAGAACAATTACGAGAATTTCCTATTAAAAAAAGCGTTCCTATTGCTATATTAATGGATTTTAACGCAGAAGCTCTTCCAGAACTAGACGGATGGACTCAAGGAGTAGGAGGTGTAATAAAAACTCAACCAGCTATTTTTTTTGAAATTGAATATTTAAAACAAGAAAAAGAAACACCTTTATTTATTTCTATTCACGAAACAGACGCAGACACTTATTTAGACCATATATTAAATAAAACTATTTTAATTGAAGATGAAACAATCAGAACAGAATATAAGTTTTAATCCTCCATATCTTTTGCGAAGTATTGTGAACCAAGTGTGCAGGGTAAACATTCTTTCTAAAAAAAGAAACAGAGAAATTGTAAACGCAAGGATGATTTATTCTAAAATTTTAAGAGATAGAAAATATTCTTTTTTAAATATAGGAAAATCTATTTTAAAGAATCACGCTAGTATAATTCATTATTGTAAATCAATTGATTGGTTATTAAAATATGACCGTAATTTACAAATCAAATACGAAAAATGTGTGGAACTTTTTAGTTGTAAAGACGAAGAGATTAGAAACTTAAGTAAACCAGAATTAATTATTATGCTGAAAAAATTGGAAAATACAAATAAATTATTATCTTTGGAAGTAAGCCGTCTAACAATAGACTAAACCACGTCAAGAAAGAATATGTCATTAACATAAATGGGAAGTAAAGGAGTCGAAAAGGATAAGCTGAAATTCATCAATTACACGATGAACGAAATCCACGACTCTTTGAAAGTCATCTACGAAAGTTTTGTTGACGGAGAGTATCAAGAAGTAAAAAGTGAATCTTCACGCATAATTAAAACTTTAAATTCTTTAAAAGAATCGGTGGAAGACGAAATATAAATGACTGACTCAACCAAATACGGAGGAAAACGACTAAGGTTAAGTGCCGATGAGGTAGATATTATTAATGAGCACAGAGGAGATTCAGTAGATAACATAAATGGGAACACAGCTTTAGATATTCATCTAAAGGACAGAGGAATAAATAAAAACGATGTAGTAAGTGTAAAGCATTGGCAAAGTATGTCTGGTGAATTACGTTTTTCTATTGTTACTAAAGAAAATCTAGGTTATGATGAAAATCAAATTTTCAAAAAGATTAACGATTATATAGAAAACTATGCTCCTACCTATGAAATTAAATCTAAAATACACGGAGACCATTTGTTAGTTGTAAATCCTGCTGATATTCATATAGGAAAGTATGCTAATGAAGTGGAGACTGGAGACAGTTATGATTGTGAAACTGCAGTAGATAGAGTTTTGGAAGGTGTAGCAGGGCTCGTTCATAAAGCAAAAGGTTTTTCTATTGATAAGGTTTTATTTTGTATAGGTAACGATATACTCCATATAGACTCCGTTTATAATACTACAACAAAAGGTACTCATCAAGATACTGATGGTAAATGGTGGGAACATTATGAAGTTGCTTTAATGTTATATGTAAAGTGCGTAGAAATACTGAGAGAAATTGCACCTGTAGATATTCTTCATAGTATGAGTAATCACGATTATCAAAGCGGTTTTCACCTGGCACATACTTTAAAAAGTTGGTTTAGAAATGCTAAAGATGTTAGGTTTGATATAGGAGTTTCTCACCGAAAGTATTATGTTTATGGAACTAATTTAATAGGACTAGAGCACGGAGACGGTGCGAAAATGGAAAACCTTCCTTTATTAATGGCTCAAGAAAATCCTAAAGATTGGTCGTGTACGACTCATCGTTACTGGTATTTGCATCACATACATCACAAAGTAAAACATAAATGGCTAGACGCTAAAGACTATATAGGAGTTACTGTAGAATATATGAGGTCTCCTTCTTCTGCTGATAGTTGGCACTCAAGAAAAGGCTTTACAGGAGCTCCTAAGGCTTGTGAAGCGTTTCTCCACCACAAGAGTAGTGGACAAGTAGCTAGATTAACACACTATTTTTGAGATTTTTTAAAGCCTCCTCTTTTAGGTCTTTTGTTTTTAAAACCATCAGTAGCATAATATAGCTTTACTTGAGCATCAGTAAACACTCTACCACTTGGACTTACGTTTTTATTTTTTCCTACTTTTTTAAACGGCATTTTTATTTTCTAAAATTTTTATATTTTTTCCCTCTGGTTCTTTGCTTGGAATCTATTATTCTTTGAGTAGGACTCGCTTGGTTATAGTTATATTTCTTTTTGCTTTTCTTATCTGGTTTAAATCTTTCTGGAATACTTCCTGGAGATATACCAGCGAATATTAAAAACCAGTATGCTAAATGTTCTTGGTCGTTAGCCATATTATACGCAGCTTCAATTGGAGTTAATTGTACTCCCATAGCAAACTGCATTAATTCATACATAATAGGTATTAGTATAGGGTCATCTTTATTTTCCTCATTAAGAATAGCACCAAATGTTTCGGCAAACTCGTTTAATGGACTAGTGATGTTAGCATCAGCTTTTTTCCAACCCTTACCTTCTTTTTCATTTATAAAAGTTTGAATTGCTTGACCTAAGGTAGGAATAGCATTAACTAATCCTATTAATCCATACATTTTAGTTACTCTTTCCCAGAATTTTTCTCTATCATCAAAATCATCATCTTTATCTGACTTTCCTAATAATAATAAAGCTATATTTCCTATTGCTAAAAAGTACATTGTACTTAAAGAAGCGTTAAGACCCAAAGCCCTAACATCTTTCATATCTGGAACTTTGTTTTGAGCAGTATCTTTAGAAATATTAGAAGCAGCAATATAAGTATTGTTAGCTAATTGTATCGGTGAACTTGTAAATGATGTAAATAATTTTGCTAAACCGTTTTTAGAAGATTGAATTCCCACCTTGTCTATACCTCTACGGCTTTGATTGGTTAAATTGTAATCATTAAAAACTCTTAGAGCATCTTCGTGAGAAAATCCTTGATTATCCACCAGCTCATCATACACGATAAGATAACCTATAATACCTGCTATATCTCCTACGTTAGTAAAGTATCCAAATGTTTGAGCAATTAATTTATAAGAAGCTCCATATTTTTTAATCATCTCAGGAGTTCCTTCCATTTCTCTTCCACTATATAAAGCATATATATTTCCCTCTGAAGCTTCTAAAACTCTAGAGTCAATAGTAGCAGAAATTCTTCTCATTTTAGCTACACTACTTTTATAATTAGCAAAATATTTTACAGCTTTAGCATTAAATTCAGCAAACGTAATGGCTTCACTAGGAACTGAACTAAGAGCTTGAGCTAATAATTCTGGTACCTGCAAAATAACATTTCTGTTTTTTTCAAATATAGGGTCACCAGCTAGTCTTTTTTTATACACACTATATTTACCAGTAGTATATAAAGGATATGCCAATACATAAGAAGAAGCTTGTTTAGGAACTTGCATTAATTTTAATGAAAGATAATAGCTAGTCATTAGATTAACGCCTCTAGAAATTATTATCGATTTATCCACTCCTCTTGTTATTCCTTTAGGGTCAAGTTCTACATTAATATTATATACAACTGATTTTTTTAATCCAGTAAAATCTAATAATGCTTTTACTGAAGGTATACGAAGTACTTGTTCTAAAATTTTAGCAGGTTCAGCATAAGCTTCAAATCTTGAGGTTTGTTCTAAATAATTATCTAATACTTGAAAAAATCCTAAATTTAAAATCATTCTTAAATCTTCTTCATTTTTGGTTCTTTCAGAAAAACTGTCAGGTGCAAAGGCTTGAATAGTGGATAAAGGACTTTGTGGGTCTACACTTAAACTTTCACCTTTAGTAGGTCTAGTTGATGTTTCACCGTCTTTATCTTTAACACTCCTGCTTTCAGTAGCTTGAGGAAAATAATTTTCTTCATAAGGTAAATTAACTCCAAATATTGTTCTATGGATATCATTAGCTTGTTCATAGCCCACAGTATTAAGGTAATCAATTGCATTGTCTACAAAACTTATCATCTCTTTTCCTATAAACTTTTCTATTTGATTAAGTATTTTTTCATCAACACCATCACGTAAAAGTATTCTTCTTCCCCTAGGGTTTTGAGATAAAGCATACATTCTTAAAGCTTCATCGGTAGTAAATATAGATGTAGTTTCTCCATCAAATCCCTGTTTGTTGATGTTTTTTAAAGTTATATTACCTTTGGTTTCTGCTAATTGTTTTATATATTGATAAGCACTAATATTTCCAAAATTAGCACCCATTAAACGACCTAGAACATTCGGATATTTTTTCTTTTTATATATCTCGTTAGCAATATCAGACATAGCATTTTGTTTTCCTCTAAATATCTGATGATAAATTTCATTAGCATCAGTTAGTCTATAGAAAAATTCATCACTAAAAAACTTTCCTTGTCTGGAGTCGAGTGAAGTGTAAAATAAATTTCCTGCAGCTAACATATCTTTTGTTTGTAGTTTTATTTCTCTTACAAAATCACTAAGTTTTTGTCCAGCCACAGTTTGAACATAAGATTTCATTGATTTTATAAAACTATTTTCACCATTTGCATCAAATCCATCTAATATTTGTCTTCTTCTTTGTTGAGATAAATTATCAGTATTAACTGGCGTTCCATCTGGAAGAAATAATTCTGGATTAGTTTTAGTTATTTGAGTGTCAGCTTGTGTTTTTAATTTATCTATTTCTTTTTTTCTTTTTGCCTGGTCTTCTGCATATTGCTCTCTACCTATTTCTCTTTGATTTTTTAAATCTTCAAATATTTGTTCTATTTCTTGGAGAGACATTGTAGGAAGACTTCCTAATATTGCAAAAGCATCTGCTCTAGCTACTAAATCTCTAGCAGCTTTGTTTGTTGGATTAGAAATAGCAGCTCTAACAGTGTCTTCTAACGCTGAAAGCTCTATAATTTCATTAAAAAACACATCTACATCTCCAGTAATATAAGCGTCAATTAATTTTTTAGCAGCAATAAAAAATTCTTTTGTAGTAACATCTATATTAGTTGATTTTCTTGTTTTATTAGATGCAGTTGTGCCAGTACGAGCATTGGTCTCAATAAGTTTTTTTATTTTATCAATTACTTTGTTTTTAATTTTTTCATTTTGAGAATCAATTTCTTGAATTACACTCTCAACTTGTCTTAAATAATTTTTTTTATTTACTCCAGCAATTAATTTATTTAACTTAGTCATCACAGCCCTAGGAACCATAAGTCCTTTGGGAAAATTAAGTTTTATATAATCATTAAGTTCGCTTTTAACTTTCTGAATATTTTTTTCAGTTCTTCTTCTAACTTGCAGTTTACTTCTTAACTCTCTTATTTCTTTTTGAACATCTTTATTTGCAGATATTCCTACCGACCTATCAAATGCAATAACTAAATTATCTTGTATTTCTTTTGATTGAGATACAAACATAGGGTTAGATTCTAAGGATTTTTTTGCAAACTCTCTAACTTCTGCAGGTGTTTTAGCTGCTGCAATTAATTTTGTATTAACAGGATATTTTCTTAATAGTTCTTGAACAGTTAAACCTTTAGTGGCTGCAGGGTATTTTCTTTTAACTCTTTGAATATGTTTTTTTCTAACTTGTGTAGTAGTTCCTTTACCAATAAAATCTAAAACTTTATTGAAAGTTTCAGTAAATAAAGCTAATCCAATATTAGAACCACCTTTCATATCTCTAAAAGCCAAAGGCAATGTTTGACCCTCAATCATTTCAAATGCTAAAGAATCATTAATTTCTTCAATACTAAAATTATTTCTACCTTTTAATACTTCACGTATTTGAGAATCTATAATACCTAAATCTCTAGATTTTTTAACTATCACATTTATGTCTGTTCCTTTAGGCACTTGTATTTCTTGTTGAGATAAAGATGGTAATCTCATTTGACCATCTTGTTCTATTTCAACTCCTACATTTTCATCTATAACTTGTCCTCCCAGTAATTCTCTAAGAGACATATTTACAAAATCTTCCAAAGACATTCCTTGAATGTCTTGAGCAAATGTTTTACTAGAAAACAAATCTTTAAGTTTCATAAATTGTTTTTTAACAAATGCCATAAGAAGGTCAAACCACTTTGCTAATTTATCTTTTGCTGATTGAGACTGTTGAGCTCCTTCAGCTCTTCTTCTACCTTCATTAGCTATATATTCAACAAGAGCTTCTTCTCTTGCTTTTCTTCCTTCACCATATATTTTTACTTGTTTATCGTATTCTTCTTGTCCTTTTTCAGTAGATGTTATAAGCTGTAATCCTCTTTTGTAAAGAGAACTTCCTTTTTCTCCAGACCTCTTGCTTTTTAAATAATCAACAAACATATGACCAAATTCGTGCAATGGAAGAGTAAGTGTTTTATCATCTGGATTTAAATATATACTACCATCTCCTTTTGCACCATAAGCAATATATCCATCTTTGGTTTGTCTTTTTACTACTCCTGGTTGATTTATGTTTTTTTCAAAAGCTTCTACATTATCAAACACCTTAACGCCAGGGAATGCTTTACTTAATAACTCAACTAATTCTTTACGAGTTTCTGCAGAAACTTTCTTTTCTTGTTTTGCTTCTCTTTTTAATTTTTCTCCTTTAAATAAATCTAATTTTCTTTTACCTCCTTCTTGAGCAATATGGTACCCAGTTACTTTTCCTGTAACTTCATTATTATTAGTTATTAAATCATATCCAAAAGTTTGTAATCCCCTTTTCAATGGACTTATATTTGAAATTGTATTAGGAAAAAATCCAGTTTTAGTATCATAACCATAGTCAAGCAATAAGTTTTTTAAAGGTATACGTCTTTGGCTTAAACTTACATCAGAACCTCCTTTTCTATCTCGTTTTACTTCAGACCATTCTTGACTAGCCCAATCTGGAACTTTAGATGTAGAGGTAACATTTTTATTTAATGCACCTTCGTCAACTAAAACAATAGTACCATCAGCTCTTTGACCCCAGTTTCTTGGAGATTTAAAATCATTCCATAATAAATCATAGTTTAAAAAGTCTTGTAAGTCTAGCTCTTCCATTACATTCATTAACTCTCTAGGTCTATCTTCAAAATCTATAGCTGAAAATTTTTCCAAAGGCTTTAAAAATGCTCTTACTGCTTTATCATTACGTGGAACTTTCTCTACAACAAGATAATCTGTTCCTACTTCATAAATTTCTGGGACCTTACCTCCTAACATACGTGCATCTCCATATCCGATAGATGCGTTTTGTTGCAGACCTTTAGGATTTTTAGCAATTTTAATTACTCTATCATTACCTATGTCATAAACATCTCTTGTAGTACCACCTGGAATTCTTTTATCTTTTATTGCACTTAAAGGAACTTTACTAAATGCTACTACATTGGTATTACTTGTTCTGTCATCAGTAAACAACTCACTAATATTTTTTTGACTCAACTGTACATCCCCTCTATTAGCTTCTTTTATTTCTCTTTTAGCTTCTCTTTTAGCTTCTTTTATATCTTCTTTATAAGACTGTATTAACTCTTTTGCAGTTTCTCTATATTCTACTTTTTGGTCTTTAGTAAGACCAGTTTTTTTTAAATCCTGTTTGAGTTCTTGTCTAACAGATAAAATTTCGCCATTAATATCTTCAATGTCAGCACTTAAACTTTCTTCAATACTTTCTTGATTCGTAACTTGGTTTAATGCTTGTGTCGTTTGCTTTTCGGAAGTATTCTCTACTTGTGTTTCTGTTTTTTGGACATCTTCAACTTTATTTTCTTCCTCTATTACAGTTCCCTTAACATCTTTTAATTCTTGAGTTTCAAGATTGAAAAAAGGTTTATTAAATAGTTTATCAGAAAGTTGGCTTAAAGCTTGTATGTTTTCATCACCTGGATTAAAGACCTTGTTAATCGCTAAAGTATTTAAAGCTTGTTTAATCAAACCTATTTCTTTTCCAAATATAGTTGTAGAAGTTGGGGATATGGATAATTGATTTTGTAATCTTATCAACTCCATCATTGTAGTTTGAATAGGTAAATCTTTAGAATTAGTAACTTGCCCATCATTCATTTGCATTAAAGTCTTAGCTTCTCTTTTAGCTCCTATATTTTCTTGTATATCTTGAACCGTGGATGTAGATAATTGTTTTGTTTCTTCCATTGAATTTGCCCAATTACTTACCTGCTCACTATTACCAATTCTTTCAGAGTAATTAGCAGTACCTTGGTTTCCTGACATTCGTTCTCCAGCAATAATTCTTTCATTTTTTAAAGCAGTTACAAATCCATTCGCAACCTGATTACTAAAATTACTTCCAAATGCACCAATTGCTTCTAAACCAATTTCTTCTGCTCTAAATTCTTTATTGTTTAATAACTGATTATTTAATTGAGCTAAATATTCACCATAAGCTTCACCAGCAGGGTCAATAAGTGACCTTTCTACAGCCAACAAACCATATTTTCTCCAACCAAAAGTACTTCTACCCATCAATATTCTACCAGCCATTCTAGCTGTAAAATAATCTACTATAGCAATAGGGATACCTCTTGCTAAACCAACATTTCTTGCTTCTGTCCAAACATTATCATCTTGAACGGCTTTTAAAACACTTTCTGGACTAGCTATGTCATATCCTTTTAATGTCATTGCTTCAAAAGCAGCATTAGTATATTCCATTGCAATTAAAGTTCCAGCCGCTCCTACTTGCATTCCTTTAACTAAACCTTTTAACCCAGCAAATACTTTTGCTTGAAGAGGTCCTTTCGTTAATATAGCTGCCATACTAGCATTTATACCCCCTGCTCCTAAAACCATTTGTACTCCATAAGGTAATATTTCGGAAAAAGAACCAGCCGATAAAGACAATCCCATATCTAAAGGGTTATCTAATAAAACATCTACACTTTCTCTAAAACCTTTACTTCTATTCCACTCTAACATTTCTATAGAACTACCTTTGCTGGAAGTAGTTGATTCCATTAGTTTATCCGAAATATATTTTGCCGCTTCTTCTCTAGACATTCCTAATATATCTTCTGTTTCTGTAGGACTATCAGATACGCCCATAGCTAAAATTACTTTACCAGCCTCTCCTCTTTTTCTACGAGTATTCCATTCATTAGAAACATTATTCCACATTCCTTTTAATACTTTTCCTTGAGCGTATTTAAGATTTTTAGAATCTAAATATGTTTTTGAAACAAAAAATTGGTCAGCAGCATATTTTTTATCCATATCTATCTGAGCTTTTGCTGCTACCATAAAATTTACTAAACTTATATCTGCTTCATCATAGTCTCCTTCGGAAATCATTAAAGGTAAATTACTTATTTTTTTGCCAAATTTTTCTATGGCAAAATTATTCAACACCACTTCTGACATTTGTGCTTGTTTATCTATTTGATAAGCTTGGTCAGTATATACTTGCCTTCGTTTAGCTGCTTCTATATCCCAAGCAATAGTAGTAGCTACAAAGTTTTGGTCTTGTGTAATGTTGTATAGATTATCTCTTTGTTCATTTTTTTTGTTTCTGTAAGCTTTATAATCTGCTCTTAACTTTCCGTCTTTATTAAATAAATATGGGTAAAGTAATTTTTCTTCTTTAGTAACCTTAGGAACATTTCTGTCTACAGGAGTAGGAGCTCCTCCTTTTAAAGATAAATCTGTCATTGACATTTCTACTTTATTGTTAAAAAGTACATCGTCAATAAAAAAAACTTCATCTCTTGCTTTTTCATATTTATTAAGAGCTTTAAATATTGAGGTATAATTATCTACTCCATTTTTTTTAAAAAACAATTGTTTTTCTAAATCTACTGTATTAGCTTCTTTCCACAAACCACCAGCAAAATCATTAGCCTGTTCTTCATTATCAAAAGCATACAACTCTCCTCGTTCACGAGCTAAAGCAATCATTTCTTTAGTTTGTGTTTTTGGATTAAATTGAATCCAATCTTCTGCATATGTAGATTGAGCTTCTGGGTTTTTAGGAAACAATGAAGGTAGGGCATAGTTAACTCCATCCATCTCTACTGTTGTCATTAATACATTAGAATAATCTTTAGTATCTGAATTCCATCTTGCTCCAGAACGTGATTCTTTTACCTGTAATGATTTAGCTATAACTTCATCATTAGGTTTAGGAGCGGCTGGATTTTGTCCGTAAAATTGTAAAAAATTATCAAAATCATCTTGATTTTGTACAGCTCCATTTTTTAGTTCTATTCGAAAACGATTTAATCCGTTTGTAGAAACCACCGTAACAGATTCATTACCACTACCTTCTATTGGTAAGTTAAGAGTCTCTAAATCTCCAGTTAGTGCATCTTTAATTGCATTGCTAGAACTTGGATTATCTAAAACAAAACCATACTTTCCTATATTATCTTTAAGGCTTTTATGAATATTTTCTGGAGAATAGTCTATGTTATTTTTAGCTTCATAAAAATTAGTGTCAGTATTTAAAATGTCAGATTGTTTAAAATCAAAACCTTTAGTCATATCTAACGGCTGTTCTCCTCTACGGTCTTTATATTCTTTTGAGCCTTTTTTGATTAAAGGCATTTCTTCTCCAGTTGCTATATCAATATAAACACCTTCTGGAGTTTTTTTAAATTCTGGAAATTTTTCTTCTTTTTTTTTTTTTTTTTCGTCTGGAAAGTATGAATTGTAACTTTTTTTTAACCAATCTACAGCATTAGTCAAAACGCTTGATTCTGGTTTTTCTTCTTTTTCTTCACCTAACTCAAACATTTCTGCAAACTGATTAACATCTGGAAAGGCTTCTGGGTCAACAACATTATATAATTCTTCTGGAGTAGCATCCTTGTACATTTCATTAAAACTTTCAAAGTCTGGAAACGCATTTTTGTCTAAAACAAAATTTTCGTATATATAATTTATAGAATTATTTTCTTCGTCCATATATATTATTTTGTTAAATGATGTTTATTAGCTTCATTATATAATTTAAAAATTAATTTGTCAGTCTTATTTTCTACTAAACCTTTCTCCAACAAAGCTTTATAAATAGCTGGAACAGTAGGCTTTGTTCCTATAACATACCCTGGGATTTGGTCTGGCTCTACAGTTGAGATAACATCTACAATATCAATTGTAGTGTTGTCTTGTTTTTTACCCATACCATCATTCCATTCTATATCAGATGAAATTTCTTGCTTCTTCTTTAAGTTCATTATAATAGATTCTTGCTTTCTATACATTTCTCCTCCTAAAGCTTTTTGTAAATTTCTAGGAGTAATTGTTTTGCCTTCATTAATAGCATTGTATATTTCTCTAACTACCGCATTAGTTGTAGAAGGAGATTCTGCATCTAAAAATATTGGAGCAGTCATAACCTCTGGTAAATAAAGTTCAAAAAGCTTACCACCCATAGTTGGAACACCTGTTTGGCTTAAATTCCTAACAGTCATACCTTTCATTTTTAACGCTTTATTAGGGTTTGTCTGTTTAGTAAAAATTTCATTTACAGCAAAAACTGTAGCGTCTGTTTCGTCACTTATATTCGTAATATTTGTAGCATTATTAAGATAATTCTGTAAACTGTATGGTGCTTTATCTAAGTTACTATTTGGTATTGTTAAACTAGAATATGGTATATCGACTTCTTCTTCATTTGGAGTTTTAAAATCTACAGGCTCACCTCCTTCACCTGGTGCTCTTTCACCGCTAAGAAGCTGTAGCATTTTTTCCTTACCTAATCTTTGATTAACTTCACTGTAACTAGCTCCTATAAATGTTTCTCCTTGATTTAAAAAATCTAAGTTACTACCAGACATAGATATTGGCAGAGTTGTAGATTGATTAGTGTTTGGGTCAAAATAAGTTATATTTAAAAAACCTCCAGACTGATTAATAGCGGTAATATCTGTCATATTTTTATCTTGACGAGACCTTAACATAAGGTTTTTCTTAGCTGCATCAAATCGCTCTATATTATCTGCATTTTTTAATGCCATCCAATTAGTTGAATTGTCTGATATAGTTAAAGTTTCTGTTTGATAGTCAGCAGCATTTTTGTCAAATCCTTGTGATGTTTTCGCAGTAGTTTTCTTAGGAATCTTTAAATCTAATTGTGACTTCATATAATCAAGAGCTTGTTCTTTTAAGTATATACCTTGTTTACTCTTTAAATCAATATTGTAATTACCTGCCGAGTCTGGAGTAAGGTATATTGAATCAGGGTTGTTCTCTCGTTTTACATCATCCGTAAACTCCCAAGGAGATGGACCTCCGTTTTTACCTCCTTCTTTAGACATTCCTGCATAGTCAGCTAAAATACTAGCTACATTTCTAGGGTCATTTAAATAAGCTCCTAATTTTTTATTCACCGCTTCTTCAAATTTAGGATTATTTCTAATGTCATCTTTTACACTACCATCATCAGCATTTGTTTGATATGATGGAGCCAAAGTTTTATAAGTATCATCTATAGCTTTGTTTAAATCAAACTTATCTATCTCTTGACCCATCCATCCTAACATAGTACTAACT